TTTTCAATTTTTACTCTTCATTTTAAAAATTGAAAATCCAGCATTTATAACCATTATCACGTCATGGCTACAGTTAGTCTCAAACTTCTTGAGGGCAAAAAACAGCCTAGTATCAAACGTATCAACAAATGGATCAATAAACACCATGAAGCCCTGATCGGAGAGATCAATAAGAGAATAAAGACAAGAAAAGTCATTAAAATTCATAAAATTGCCAAATTGACAGATGAATTACTCTGGATTGATGTTGAATTTTATGGACTCCAGACAGATACAGATCCCAATAAAGCCTGCCAAGACATCTGGAATAATGGAATGAGAATTAGCTTTAATTGTATGACTATTCAACACAAGATTTCTAAGAAATCAATTCTTGTGTGGACATAATACTTTTTTTCATTATATAAGATATACATATGGGATATAAGTGTGATGTTGTTGATAACAGCACTGCAAGACAAATTGTTCAAACAGGACAATGTCCAGGCGTACAAGACGACCCTATTTCAACAGAAAGATTAACAGATCCTATGGTATTTCTTTGTGGAGAAGGAACTCATAGAGAAGATATTAAATGTTACAACAAATCAACAATCAGAACTATGTATAATAATCGTGGGTCAATATCATTTACTGAACCAACAAGTAGAGGACAATTTACAAATGCAGCAATGGATACGATGAGAAGAGAATTTGGTGTACAACATACACCTCAACAATCACCTCTTTATGTAATGTCACGACCACAACATCGTCGTGTCGATTCAAATGACTTTTTCAATGCTGTTATAGCTGGTGTTCAAAGCACTGTTAAGCGATATCTTGACTCTGGTGGATCAGTTAATGTTAGAGATTACAGAGGCAATACGGCATTAATGAAGGCTGCTTTCAATGGTGATACACAAATGGTAATGATATTGGCTCTTCATGGTGCTGATATAAATGCACAAAATGATGTTGGAATGACACCACTTATGGCTGCCGCGGCAAGTGGTAATTATAATGTTGTTGATTTTCTTCTTAGAAGTGGTGCTAATCCACGAATTACAAGTTATGATGGAAAAAGTGTAAAGGATTTTTCAACAACAAATCGTATTACTAAACTCTTTGGAGGACCACTCAATACTCGAATTAATGTGGAAGTAAGATACAAGTCACCTAGTCGCCGCAAGTCACCAAAGAAGTCCCGTCGTAAGAAATCAAAGAAATCTTCTGGTCGACGCAAATCACCTAGTCGTAAGAAATCAAAGAAACGTTCGAAGTCCAGACGCCGCAAGTCGCCAAAGAAAGGTCGTCGCAAAAATTGATAAAATAATAAATATAAGAAAAAGTATAATGGAACTTAAATCCGATTACGTTCTTAATAAAAAATATAGATGGTACAATAATTCATTTAGTACCAATGAAATTAATGAATTTATTTATAATCTCAATTGGTATTTTTTTGATATTGCATTAATACAACAAATTGCCGGATATGATAAAGAAGGGCGATTTGGTTGTGGCAATAATGAATTCTTAGAATATACATTTATGACATATGAAAATTATAGGAGTCTCATTAATAAAGATATTTCTCAAATCAGAGAAAGGATTTGCACATTTCTAAAAACAAATAAAAAAACAGTAGATGTTTATATAGGAAAATGTTTGACAAAAGCTATTAATACTATTATCAAAGAATTGAAAAGTATTGGTCTTTCTGTACAAGTAACTGATTACTGGAAGCATATTGACGATGATTACAGCGTTATAGAATTGGTAATAAGTTGCGTTTAGTCTTATTTTTTTATTTAAATCGTGTTAATTAAATGGAATCGTTTCCTAAAGATCTGACACGTAGTTATGTTGAAAATATTGTTAATTCAAACAAAGAAAAAAATAGAATTGAAACTCTTACAACTTTAATGAATTTGATACCTGATAAAACTCCCGAATTTAATAAATATTATGAAATTGATGTTAAAGGATATACTGTTGATCGTATCAACGAAGTTATTGAAATGATAAGAACTTTTCATTCTGATTTTTATATTGAATTTCTTGGACATCCAAAAACTGAGATTAGTTTCAATAAAAAAGACCCACCAGCATTGTTAAGATTTTGTTATTATTCATTCGATTTAAATCTTAGAATGATTCAGCAAGAAAAAAGACTAATAAGATCAATGATTTCAAAAGAAATTTATTCAAATAGTAATAAAGAAATGTTTGTATTTACTGGTATTGGAAAACTTTATAGAATGGAAAGTATTGATCAAGTTTGTAAGGAACTTGAAGGACGTGGATTCTTTATTAGACATGAACATTATATGAAGGATTATCCAGAAAGTATTATTAATGATGATCTTTATAATTCTCGACTTATTATTAGTATTTATGATGATGGACAAATTGTTTAAAAAACTGATTAATTTTATTATTTTTTTTATCACAACAATGAACTTACCAACAGAACTCTGGTACAACACATTTTCCTTTTTGACACAAAAAAGTTTGTCAAAGTTTAGTAGTTTGTGGAATCTACATAATTTGAGTATAAAAGAAATAGAATTAATACACTGTTCGTTAGATAACTTGTTGATTAATATTGCTAAAAATTGATGAAATTCTTGATTAAATCTGGTGTTAATGTGAATATAAATAAACAAGACAATGATGGTTTTACAGTTTTGCATTGGGCAAGTATTCGTGGTCATAAAGAAATTGTTGAACTCTTGATTAAAGCTGGTGCTGACTTAAATATTCGAAATTATTTTGGTTCTATAGCTCTACATTGGGCAAGTAGATATGGTCATAAAGAATGTGTTGAACTTTTAATTAAAACTGGTGTTAATGTGAATATTCAAACTGATTTTAATGATACAGCTCTACATTGGGTAAGTAGTCAAGGTCATAAAGACTGTGTTGAACTTTTAATTAAAGCTGGTGCTGATGTAAATATTCAAGATAATTTTGGTTATACAGCTCTAGATATTGCAAAAAAATGGAATTATAAAGAAATTATTAAAATCCTATTAAGAGCTGGTAGTGACTTGAGTATTCAAAACCAATGATTTTATATACAGTTCAAATAATAAAGAAATTGTAACACTATTAAAAAATTGAAAACTTTTCACTTTATTTTTTACAACAAAGAAACAACATGGAAAAATTCTCCGAATCATTCAAACCTGAACATTTCATTGAAATGAGAAAACTTGCACAAGAAAATCGAAGAATTGAAGTAGAAACTAAAGTAAAATCTTCACTTCCTACTAGTTTTGAACCAAACAAAACATATACTTACTATTGTAATGGTTATACTGAAGATGAAATTAATGCAGTAATTAAATTGATTAGAAAAATTCCAAACACAACTCACATTCTTAGAATTATGTGTTGTGCAAGAAACACGAATAATGATGGAAGATACATTAATAATCCATATAAAATCGAATATGCATTTTTAACAAAAGAAGAAGACAATCGTCGAGCAATTGATCATAAAAATCATATTAGAAAAATTATTATCGATTCTATCAATGAATCTAAAGAACAAATTGATGGATCTAAGGATTATTATGAAATCAATCTTAAGAATGCGTACAGAACTGATTGTATTTATGATATCATTGGCGAACTCAAAGAACTCGGATGGATTTGGCAAATGAAAGATCATTGGAGACACATTGATGATGACTACAGTGTCATGGATATCAATCTAATTCTCGAAATGTAAAAAATAAAATTTTATTTTTTTATTTAATTTCCACAACACCCAACATGTTCTGCACAATATCTTTCAAATTCTTCTGCGGAAACCATTTTCTTATATTCTTCTAAACTATTACATTCTCCACCAGTAAGTGCATAATAGGATTCAAACACTTCCATTACGCCATTAACAATTCTAATTCCATGACCATGTCTGTTAGTCCAATCAGTCATTTCTGTCTTAGACGCAAGAAGTTCATCAATAGATCTACCACTACGATACAAGAATCCCTTCATTTGTGCAATAGCATCTCTAATTCTTCCTGTATCAATTTGAGGCAATTCCTTCAAAGCTTCCGAATAAATACTTCTTCTATCACTCAAGGGTTCTCCATTATTCCAGATTAAGGAACCATTATGTCTTCCTGTCAGGAAAATCAACATTTTTTCTTCTCTTAATGGAATAGTTACATTTGGATCAAGTAATCTTTCTTTAATCATTGGGAAGACAATACCAGGATTCTTAATTTCAATACTAGTAGTACCACGTCTCATACCGTTTCTGAATAATCCAATATAAGTTTCAATGTTGTCTGTTGTTACCAATTGTCTTACAACATCATTTGCCAGTTTATGGATTTCATCCTTCTTCTTTTGTGCCAAATTAGAAACCCATTTTCTCTTATATTCTTTAATAACATATTCACGACACATATTGAATCCTCGTTCGTAACCTCCAGGTCCTGTAAATTCGGGAACCAACATTTTACCATTGTCTTCTTCTTCCTCAACTCGTGACTTCTTTGTCGGATACAATAATGCCGCAACAAAGTTGAAGAACTCATATGCACCAATGTTATAATCAAGATGCAATTTTGACTTAATATAATCTTCACTTAAAACTACTGATGTATTTCCATCAAAGTAATCTTTCAATAAAACGGAATACTGAATCCACCAAAACTCTTTCTTAAAACTATTATTATACATATCAAAGTTAAATTCAATTGGAATAGAGTCCCAATCAAATTGTTGATTATCAGGTTCAAAGAGAGGTGTAAGTGCAGGAGTCTTGTTTTCCAAATCAATTTGCAAAAGATTGTAAAGCAATTCTTGTCTTTCTAAATCAGGACGATCGTGATTTCTGCGAATAACAAGTCTTCTTGTTTTTTGATAAAACTCAAACATATAGAGCGCAGAATAAACGCGATGCATATATTTGTCAGTCTCTTGTTTCATAATAGGACTCAACATATTACTAATACCATTGTTGCCAATATAGAAACTGGTTTCTTCGGGTTGATCATGAAAATGAGCCAAGACGTGATCAAAGAATGGTCCAATAGCAATTCTGAATGTTTCCTTTAATGTTTCAAATGTCTTAACAGTTAATTCGCTCTTATTAGAATTTAATTCATAAACCATACTCCATAATCCAGTTGCAATAGTGTAAGAATTAGTAAGCGGAATTTCGCCAATAAATCCTCTCATACCAAAACCAGCACTTAGTTCCAGAATGTGATTACACCACTTCTTCATAAATCTGAATACAATAGGATGTACAACAGGAACACAAGTATTAATTTTCTTGTTTGGCATTCCTGGTGGAGTCAAGTATTTTCGCGATTCGGTGTCACAAGAATCATCACTGTCGTATCCACCATCTACGTCTTGATTATATTGATTAACCATCATAAGATCCGAAACACTGATGAAACATCCAGGATAAACTTCATTCAATCGGAAAGTCATTGGATCAGGATGTGCTCCTACAACACCATTGGCTGCAATACCGACAATACTAATTAATTTCAATAGATCAAGATGTCCAAGATCATTAATACTTCCATCTTCAATACAATCACTGAGTGCCTCAAGTCCGTCAAGGACTGATTCCTGACTAACAAACGAAACGACTAAGTCTTCTTCTTTAACACCGGCGTCACTCAATTGTTTCTTCAATTCAGGTAGATGTTGATGAATGTTCTTTACTTCTTCACGAACCATTGAATCAAAATCACCACCAGCTGCTTCCATTGCCTTTGCAATTCGCTTAGCATTACTCTTGTTAATAAATTTAGTTTGCATCCATTCTGCTTGTTGAGCAGAACTCAACTTAGTAATTTGATCATCATTTGCAATTTCGCGCATATGATTAAGGAATGATTTCTTTGACTTTAGTGCCATTTGTTTCAAGTACTCTCGTCGTGCCACTAATCCAGGTCTCTCAAGAAGTTTGGCTGTATCATTTTGCTTGCTATTAATAAAAGTATCTACCTTAGTAAAGAACTCCATAATTTGGGCAGTTTGTTTCTTAGCTTCATCATTATTAACAAGTTTCAAAATCTTTAGTTTTTGTGTATATTCATCAATTACTGTTGACATATAAGATACATATTCATCTGCACTAAGTTCTTCAACAACAATATTAAACTGAAATCCTTGACAAACAAGCGTACTAGGAACATCAGTTAACCAAAATTGGTTATGTCCTTGTCTAAGATTAACAATCTTTGATCTTGTAGTAAAAGGTGTTCTTTGTAAAATATCCTTGTCAGTAATTAGTTCGACAAGGGGTGTTCCCATGTTATCGTTCAAGAACTCGTTACAAAACTTTTGTGACATGTCGTCGTAAGCATACAAATTTTCTCTTGTAATTTGAATCATTTCAGGTTGTCCAATAGTATTAATATTCATCCAAGTTGCCAAAGCCTTAGTGTCAGCTTGTGACATTACTCTAACTGTAATACAATGTAAATTAATGTTTCCTAAGAAGTTGTTCTTAAAATATTCAATATTATTAATACTTTCTTGCGAGTCCCAAACATCTCCATCACTGAAGATAATTAGACGAAGGTCAGTAATATTTTTTTCTTCAATTACTTTTTGTAAAACATTAGGAACTTCTTTCATATTAGTTCCACCAGATGCTCTAATTTTCTTTTCAATATCCCAAACAGCAAATTTATTAAGAGTAACATAACTGTTAAATGTAATAATATCTACTTCATCAGTATCATTATATCCAAGTTTATTGTACATACTAACAAGCATTTTGTTAATGTATTGAATATAACTTGACATACTTCCTGAATTATCCACAATTGCAATGGTATGAACATCACTTTTCTTTCCTCCTTGAATTTCAGGAAGATCAACGGTTCCGCGATAAGTATCGCCAATTTGAACAAGTTTGAGGGTTGTTGTCATATTAAAAAATGTTTTGTATGTGTGTGTAACGTAATGTATATTAGTAATCAATTTTTAAAACCTTTTGCTAATTAAAAAAAGAAAATTTAGTTTAACCCAAGTTCAATATTCACACTAAATTTAGCATCAAATCCCATTCGTGACATTATTTTAGCTAATGCATCAAGAGCATAATCAGTACTAAATACTCTAATTTTTGTATCTGGTGATAATGAAGAAGACAGTTGACCAAGTTTAAATGCTAATTCTATATCTGCTGCATCTTTTGTAATTAAATTAGTTTGTGATAATTCAAAACGAGAACATTCAATTTGAGGAATAATTGTTCGCGGACCTCCAATACCAATAATTTTAATATTTTCATTTTTAGCTAAATCATGAACACAGTTTTTTATATTCTGATTATCTAAATCAATTATTAGATAGTATTTGGTCGTCGTACCCAAGGTACTTGTCGTACTTGTAGTACTTGTCGTACCCAAGGTACTTGTCGTACCCAAGGTACTTACCTTATCTAAAACAAGTTTTGCAGCCGCATTAGATGCTGCCTTTTTAGTAATAAATGTTTTTTCAGTAATAAATGTTTCATTTTCAAAAAGACATTTTCCTCTAAATTGATGAAATTGTCCGACTTGATCTTCTTCATAACTTTGATACAACGGTAATTGTTTCTTATTTTTTTGACACCATAAATTCAATTCTGTTTTGTAGTACGCCATTTAGATATGGGTTAATTATTATTAATTTTATCAATTTTTAGAAAAGCGAGAGTGCGCTTTTAACTTTATTTAAAAGAAAAGTTTATACATAAAGAAAAAAATGGATCTTTCAGAAAATATTCCTCAGCAACAAGCTTTGGACATGTTTTTAGAAGAATGTTCTCTTCGCAAATCAGACTTTATCCAAAAAATGTATGATGAATATTACTTACACAATAATGGTTATGTTGAAGAAGTTGTACAACTAACAATTTTAGATAAATTCGGGTTTGAACCTTCTAATGAAAATCTTGATATTTATCGACAATTAATTTGGAAATATAGACAGATTCCTGAAGTTCGAGATCAGATTTTCTTCATGAAACATAATATTATGCGCGAAGGAGATCTTAAAATTGGTGATTTAGCACCTGATGTTCCTTTGCTTGATATTAAAGGGGATTACTATAATAATCTCCACAGTTTTATGGATAAACCATTAGTTATTTTAAGTGGTAGTCTTACCTGACCCCCATTTAGAGTTTCTGTTCCTGAATATGTTGATTTTTATAATACGTATAAAGATTCTATTAATATCATTTGCATTTATATTTTAGAAGCTCATTTTGTTGAAATAAAAGATGATAAAATTGTTGATGGATGGGCAATTGGTAGTCATTATAGATATCCACAACACAAAACATTAGAAGATCGAGTTAAAATGGCTAATAAATTCATAGAGGAATTCCCAGAATGGAATATACCAATTTTTCTTGATACAATGAACAATGATTTTAACACAAAATATGCAGTCTGGCCTGATAGAGGATTTATGATCAAGGACAAAAGAATGCAATACATATCACGTGTAAATGATGATGGAACACGAAACTGTAGTTGGACAGAAGACATACAAAATAAAGGGTTAATATACCGTAAAGATAGTCTGTGAAGTGATTGTTCTAAAGGCAAAAAGCGCGGACAATTGCTGAGACAAAAATCTTGAATTAAAATAAATGGAATATTCACCCAATATTAATATACCAAAACCTAGTTCTGGTGACGTAAACCAGATTTTTGAACAAATGACTAGACAACAAAGAAGACCGCGAGGACCGCAAGGACCGCCACCACAAAGACAACAAGATCCACGAAACATGGAGTATAATCCAAACATTCCAATGACAAAAATGGCACACCAAAGTTCTGGTTATTCAAGAACACCAGAATATGATCCATTCATTGCTATTCCCGGAACTTCACAACGAAGACCGCTTGGAGCAGTAACAACAAATATGGCACACCCAAGTTCTGGACATCCACCAACAAGAATGAGACATCAAAGTAGTGGATTTGAAACTATGACTTTCATGGCACACGAAAGTTCTGGTCGTAATTATAGAAAGATTCGTCCTTCTGGACAACAAAAACCTATGCGAAGACCACAAAGACCGTCAGGACCGCAAGGACGCACAAGAGTTCAATGTGACGGTTGTGGTGCTAATCCTATTGTAGGTCCGCGATATAAGTGTAGAAATTGTCCTAATTATGATTTATGTAGAAAATGTAATGGAACTAGACACTTGCATCACCAATTTGTTGTTATACCAAATTAAAAAATTAATCACATTTAATTATAGCGATTACCAATAAAATCATAGCGTAAGATGCTAAAATTAAAGTTGCTAACCATGCTTCATAATTCCATGGATGACCGAAAGATTTAGTATAATACTTGATATAATGATCATGATTCTCTGGATTATATCTACATAATTTTACTCTTGAAGAATTCGTGTATCTATTATGAATATTCTCAAGTTCTTCAATAAACTTTTCTTCTTTTTCGCGATTTCTTGAAAAACCAATTTCTGGATTTTTATTTTTTAATTGATAATCGCGATAAAATACTAATTCTCGCGAATAATTAGTTCCATAGAAACAAATACTTACTTCGCCAATATATCCTTCTTCAAAAGTTTTTATCTGTTTATTGTGATAAACACAATTTCCGTCATCAAGAGAACCATACCACAAAACAACACGCAAAGCAAATCCAATAATGATTAATGAAATACAAAACAAGGTTTTAATAATAAAAGAACCCATCCCAATTTTATTAAAACACAAGTATCATAAAAAAAGTCAATTTTTATTTAAAACTGATTTATATTTACAATTATATCATAAAATGAAGCTAGTACGAGATTCCTTTTTAACTAATGAAGTAACTGATACAAAGTATCAGATTGTATATGGATTTGATCTTGATTGGACACTTATTAAACCTAAATCTAATAGAAAATTCTGGGGAAATAATGATGAAACTATTTTCTGGCACCCAAGTGTTCCAGTAAAATTGAATGAACTCCATAAAAACGGTATTGGAATTGTTTTATTTACAAACCAGCTCAGTATTACAAAAAGAACCGGTAGTAAAGAAATATTTATGAAAAAAATCGAATGGTTCCTGAAACAATTTGATTTTCCAATCAAAGTTTATGCTAGTATTCATGAAGACGCTTTCAGAAAACCTAGTAAATTACTATGGACTTATTTTGCAAAAAATGACAATACAATTAAACTTGACAAATCTCAATGTATGTATATTGGTGATGCAGCAGGAAGAAAAAATGATTTTAGTGCCGGCGATAGAAAATTCGCTTTAAATATTGGGATTAATTTCCAAACACCCGAAGAATTCTTTCTTGGTCAACCAGGACAACCATATAGTAACACCACAGGATTTAATCCTTTTGAATACACACCACCTAGAAACATTACACTTAAACCATCAGATTCACAAGAATTAATTATTATGGTCGGTAGTCCTGCTTCAGGAAAAAGTACGTGTGCAAAAGAAAATTTCCCTAATTATGAGTATGTTAATCAAGATATATTAAAAACAAAACCTCGTTGCATTAAAGCTTGTGAAATAGGATTAGCTACTGGAAAAAGTGTTGTTATCGACAACACTAATCCATTAAAAGAAGTTAGAGCAGAATATATTAAAATTGCTAAAAGACATAATGTTCCAGTAAGATGTTTGTACTTACAGAGATCTGATGATCTTATTGATCATTTAAATATATTGCGCAATCATCTTGGTTATCGTGCCAAGATACCAGGAATTGCTATGAGAATGTTTCGTACTAAATTAGAAGAACCAAAAAAAGAAGAAGGGTTTGAAGATGTTATCGAGGTTCCGTTTATTCCAGTTTTTGAAAACGCGATACATAAGAAGATGTATATGCAAATTTATTAAGAACAAAAATCTAAATTTAATTTTTTAATAGGAATAACTTTGTAAAACAATTGGAATTTTTTAATTTCCGGTGGTATTCTTGAAGCCATTGGAACTGTATAAAAAAGTTTTCTGAATAGTTTTACATCAATATCCTCCCATTTTTTTCTTTCTTCATAAGTATCTGTAATATTTTCTAGTATGTCTATTAACATATTTTTTGTACCTTTTTTATTGTAAAATGTTTGTTTTTGAATATATTTATTTGCATACCCTTGGAATAAAATATATTTTTTACCACCTTTTATAAAAGTGAAGAAATGTTGATATTGGTGTTTAATATCTTTATTTGCAACTAACCAAAATTGTATACAGTTTTCATTATCTAATTTGTCAATAATAGAATCAATTATCTTTATAGATTTAACCAATTTAAACCCACTGAAGAATTTTTTGTTCTCTGTTTCAGTTAATTCATGATAATAACCTGTTAAAATATAAAATACGAATTCAGCGAAAGTGAAACACCCACCTTTAAAATTATCAATATTATTTTTCTTAAATCGTTCCCAATATGGTGTAGCCTTAACTTTATTAATTAATTTTTCTGAAAGAAAACAATTATTATAAAACTTCATAAAATTCTTTTTGCTAAATGTTGTCAATATCTCTTTTTCCGAGTATTTTACCATATAAATTATAAATACAAAAAAATAATTTTTTAATTTCAAATTCTGTATTTATTTCTTTTCCCAAGGTGCAGGAACTCGAGTTGTGTTGAATTGTGTTATATCGATAGGTTTATATTCTGGCACTTCAGTTGGACTAGTTCCAAGCAGATTTACATTAATCGGTGGAGGAGGTGGTTGTTGATTTGCGAAAATACCTTCAGCACCACATTCACAGGAATCTTCTTTATCAGAACCTTCACTATCAGAACATTCGCAAACTTCTATTTCTTTAGTTTCAAACTTAGCAAGTCTTGTGTCGCGCATTTTTTCTTCTGGCGTACGAAGGTCACGTGACATAACTTGTTGTCCACCAACAGCTGTAACAGGAACTTCACCTTGATCTTGTTCTTCTCCACCACCAAGTTGAGGTGGAGCCATTTCAAACACAACCATTCCGCGATTACAGTTTACTCCGCGATATCTTCTCATGATTGTAATTTGCCAACTACGAGATTCCAGTTCTGACTTAACAGTTTCCATACTACTTTCGTATAAATTGTAAGGAACTCGTGCTTTGTGTTCAGTATTATCCTTATTCTTGATTTGTTTGACAAGCAAAGCACGCAATGTTCGTGTACAATCATCAACTTCTGCTTTGTAGTCTTCTTGTGATTTAACACTAACACTAATCCGGAAATTTTTGGGATCAATTTGTGCTGTTGATCCCGAATCATTTGTAAAGGCACTTATATCAGGCATACCTTCCCAATACTCAACAATCAAAACGGCGGAAGAATCTCTTTCAGCAACAATTTGCTTCATCTTTTCAATATATTCATTTACCAATTGTGGATTATCAACTTCTTCGCTACTGAATGTAAATTTACATTCGAAAAGATTCTTTCTTTGTCTAAATGCATTGAGTCGGACATCGAAAGCATCGCGATAAAGTTTTTCTTGAGCTTTTTCAGTATCAATTGTCAACGGACTAAAATCATCTGGGAATGAATCCATTTTTGTAAATTAAAAAAACAAATTCTTTTTAAATCAGTTTTCTGTGTATGCGCGAAACATTTGTTCTGCAGCATCTTCTGGACTAATTCCACCAACACCAGTACCAAATGCCGGACAGAATACATGATTAATCTTATTATCGTATCTTTCATTAAAAGCTTTAATAACTCGTAAAACTGCTCCGAATGCCAGAAATGCATTATCTGTTTTACCAATATAAGAACCAGGATATCGCATTGTTGGAGCACTTACAATAAAGGGAATTTCATCAGACCCTGTTCGAGTAATAAGTGCTGCACCAATAGGAAGATATTTTCTTTCAGTTCCGTATCCTTTTTTATTTATGAGTTTTTGTACTCTTTCCTCTACTTCTGGAAATAATTGTGAATAAAATCCATCAATTCCACCTCGCATAAATCCTAATGAATTAGCAGGACTTACAATAGCATCAAAGTCGGTAATTTCTTTATGTTTCATAACATTGCCATAAATTACAGAAACGTTGGGTATATCTTTGAATTTATCGGCAAAAACTGCAACAACATCTTCATTAATATCAACAAAATGGATTTGTGTATTTACGTTCATTATCACTATATTCTGTATCAATAATTGTTTAAATCAATTTTGATTTACCTCTTTTAAGTAAATGGATTTTTATACATAATTTACCAAAGAAGAGTATAATAATATTACTAACCCTTTTTTTATTTATTTTTTTAAAGAAATGAAGTATTTTGTTTTCGATGATATTCTGTGTATTAATTTAGATCGCCGTCCAGATCGTTGGGAAAAAGTACAAAAGGATTTTTCATCTGTTGGAATGCAATTAACAAGAATTTCAGCTGTTTATGGAAAATCATATTCACGAAAAGAATTAAAAAGATTTACAAGTAAAGGGTGTGCTAATTTTTGTCCAAAAAGTGCTATAGGTTGTGCTATGAGTCATAGAAGAGCGTGGCAAACAATTGTAGATAAAAACTTAGAAAGTGCATTAATTCTTGAAGACGATGCTTATCCTTTACCACGATTTGAAGAACAATTAAAAAATGTTTGGTCACAAGTACCAGAAGATTGGGATATTGTTTATCTTGGAGGAAGAATGCGGGACTTTCCATCATTATTAAAAGGAAGTGGATTGAAATTTAGCGAATATATAAGTAAAAATGTTATGATTCCAGGATTCCCTTTTACAGCACATGCTTATGCTGTAAGTAATAAAGGAGCAAAAAAGATATTAGAAAAAACTAATCCAGTGAGATACCATATTGATTTTCATCTAGCTATGATATATCAAAAAAATAGAGATATTAATGTTTATGCACTAAAACCAGAACTGATTAGACAAATAGATAATACAGAATACAGTGATAATCAATTTAGTACATTTAAACCAATTGATACAATTTTGAAAAATTTTAGAATAGGAGACGAAGGTTTAGATAATATTGCTAATGTTTGTTTATTTAGTATCGGTGATTTTGATTTTACTGGAGGTAGAATTTTTATTGTTATATTGCTTATTGTAATTACATACTTTTTGTTCAAAATACGTATTTATTGACAAACATAGTAACCATTAGGGAATGGTGCCTTGTAATTCTTACAGTAACTGTTAGGACATTGAATATCAAAACAACAGAATCCATTAGGGGCACCAAATGGATTACCATCACATCCTTCTCCTCCTCCACTTCCTCCTGAACCGTCAGTACCTCCTGAACCGTCAGTACCTCCTGAACCGTCAGTACCTCCTGAACCGTCAGTACCTCCTGAACCGTCAGTACCTCCTGAACCGTCAGTACCTCCTGAACCGTCA